AACCAAAACGACTTCGATCTGATCGTGGTTGATGAGTGTTTTGTTGCCGGTACTTTGGTAGGCACCCCTCTTGGAAGACGCCCTATCGAACAGCTTGAGGCGGGGGATAAAGTATTGACTTCTGATGGAGTAATGCGTATAAAAAGACTTGTACGTAACACTACCAAACAATTAGTCGAGGTCAAACTTGGAAACGGAAAAACAATACGCTGCACTCCAGAACACCCTTTCTTTACGGATGTCGGATGGGTCTGTGCCAAAAATCTTACGGGCAGACGGCTTATATCTGGTGTTGAGTTGTCCTGTGTGCGAGCAGGAATATCGACAGATACGGTCTCGGTTCGTATGGGGTATGAAAAACAACCTACCAACTGGATTGACCTGCTCAAAATCCTGCGCTCGGAAGAGGTGGCACTTAGCGAATCCCAACAAGAGCGTGTTTTACAACATGCCGCCAGAGCAACGGGGGAGACCATCAGGACCGAAGACCGCAGCACATCGAGCGAAGTTATCGGAGGTGGCGAAAATCAAGGGACACAAACCGCCAATACGGAAGGGCAATGGTACGGGAATGACATCAACAGAGTTGTTGATTTCCGAGGTTTTACCTGCGGGGTGGGTATGGAACTTCCCAGTAGTGTTGGGGAAGAGGCAGCAAGGTTTTCCTACGAACTACAAGCTCGATTTTGCTTGGCCTCATCGCAAGATAGGGTTGGAGGTGGATGGAAACAGTCACACAGCGGCGATACGACAAATGCAAGACCAGAAGAAAGAAACGAAGTTAATGACGCTTGGGTGGAAAGTGTTTCGTATATCGAATGCCCAAGCGGTGAAACTGTCTACAACATCGAAGTTGAAGGAACACCTAACTATTTTATTGGGGATCATTGGTTAGTACATAACTGCAACGCATATAAAACAGTGAGTACAAAAAGATGGAAGGCACTTCAATCAATCATCAAAGCAGATACATGGATCTGGATGTTAACGGGCACACCCGCAGCACAGGCACCAACAGACGCATACGGATTAGCAAGGATCATCAATCCTTCTGGCGTACCACGCTTCTTTGGTTCGTTCAAAGACCAAGTGATGCAAAAGATAACGAACTTCAAGTGGGTGCCCAAGCCCCGCGCAGAGGACATCGTGCATCAAGTGCTACAGCCCGCTATCAGGTTTACTAAAGAGCAGTGCTTAGATTTACCGGACATGACCTATGTGACTCGGGACGTGCCGTTAACCAAACAGCAGATGCAGTACTACGAGCATATCCGCAAGCACATGACAACGATAGCAGCGGGTGAAGAGATCACAACAGTCAACGCCGCAGCCAACCTGAACAAACTTCTGCAATTATCTTGTGGTGCGGTGTATTCAGACAGTGGTGAGGTAGTGTCGTTCGATGCGTCTAATCGTATTGAAGCGTTGAAAGAAGTGATCGACGAGGCAAGTCACAAGGTGATTGTTTTTGTACCGTATCGACATGCTATACAACTTGTTAATGAAGAGCTTACCAAGTCGGGCTACTCTTGCGAGATTGTGAACGGTGAGGTTAGTGTTAACAAACGCACTGATATCTTTAATCGATTCCAAACGCAGCCTGACCCCAAGGTGCTTATCATCCAACCACAAGCAGCGTCACACGGTGTCACGCTCCATGCAGCAAACGTCGTTATCTATTGGTCTCCAGTGATGTCTGTAGAAACTTATTTACAGGCGAATGCACGAGTGCATCGAGCGGGCCAACGCAACCCATGCACGGTGGTGCACCTTCAAGGCTCGCCGGTAGAGAGAAAGATGTATGCCATGCTCCAATCCAAAGTGGACATCCACACGAGATTGGTTGACCTTTACGACAACATCATGAAGGAGAGTTGACATCCATAAAGTTTATTGGTAATATTTAGTTGTAATAACTAGGAGAGTGAAAATGGATATGAAAGCTGATAAGCTTGTCAAGACGTACATCAAGATACGCGACAAACGCAAAGAGATTGCAGAGCAGTACGAGAAGGAGGATGCAGAACTAAAAGAAAGTCTAGAGCTTATCGAGAGCGAACTGCTTGAGGTATGCAAACACATGGGTGCTGATGGTTTCAAAACCGAGTATGGTACGGTTTCTCGCAAGGTTGCCAAACGATACTGGACAAGCGACTGGCACTCGTTCCACAACTTCATCAAAGAGCACAGTGCTTTAGAACTGTTGGAAAAGCGTATTGCCCAAACCAACATGTCCGTGTTCCTTGAAGAAAACCCTGACCTGCTTCCCCCTGGTCTTAACATCGACAGCAAGTACGCTGTCACTATTCGGAGAAAATGATGAGTGAATTAACTGTTTTAAGTAGCAACCTTCCCGCGCACCTTGCACAGTTGGGAGGGTTAGACGATGTAACCCGTGCGCTTATGGGTAGCGGTGGTAGTGTGCCGCGCATCTCCATCGAAGGTGGTGTGTTCCGCATGATGCTCAACGGCAAAGAAGTTGCCAAGAACGAAGATCGTGCGATGAACGTAGTCATCGTAAATGCTGCGCCCAAAGTATCTCGTATCTTTTATATGGGTACATACAAGAAGGGTGTTGTGACTCGTCCTACTTGTTGGTCTCCTGATGGTGAAACACCTGACCCATCTGTGAAGGAACCGCAGAATAAAACCTGCAAAGGTTGCCCACAAGATATTAAAGGCTCTGGCGCTGGTGATTCACGTGCTTGCCGTTTCCAACAACGTCTTGCTGTGGTGCTTGGGCATGATCTTGATGGTGAGGTCTATCAGCTTACGCTGCCTAGCATGTCTATCTTTGGTGAAGGTGAACCTGGGAAGTGGCCCCTGCAAACCTATGCTCGTTTGATTGGCACCAAGGGTATTCCTATCTCTGCCGTGGTTACTGAGATGCGTTTCGATACAAGCAGCCAATCGCCCAAGCTGACGTTCAAGCCTGTGCGTTATTTGGAGACCAACGAGTTCACGACGGTCATTGAGAAGGGTAAGTCCGAAACCGCTCAGAAAGCGATTACCATGACGGTTGCACAAGTAGACGGTGTACCGGAAACCGCTGACCTTGATATTCCTGGTGCACCCCCACAAGCCGCAGCAGTTACCCCTGCTACAGCCGAAGTGGAAGCAACCGCTGAGCCTACCAAACGCAGCGTGAAGAAAGAAGAGCCTGCACCCAAGAAAGATCTCAGCAAAGTTCTTGAAGAGTGGGATGACTGATACGGATACTTAAAAGTTTGAGGAGGCTAGGGGGCACCCGAAAAGGGTAGTCCGCCGTCCTATCCCTGCCTACCTTAATTTACGACGGCGCATTGGAACGACGGCATGTTTTCAAGGAATGACTTCCTAGCGGCAGTGCTCCCCCCAACGGGGCCATACTGTGCGGTGGGATTACACAGCGACAGATCACCAAAACAAATATTCGTCGATACCATTGAGGAGTTGTCAGACCAAGCAGATGTGCTGGTTCATGATGGTTACGACGCATACTTCGCAACAGCTTCATACAACAATGCCAAGGAGGGGCGCAAAGGTACAAACGTTAAAGAGCTTGGATCACTGTATCTAGACATCGATTGTGGCGCAGGTAAAAAATACGAAGATCAAACCGAAGGACTGAACGCGCTCAAAGCGTTTGTAAAGCAAGCAAAACTTCCTAAGCCTACAGCAGTCATTAACTCAGGACGTGGACTGCACGTGTACTGGGTGGCTGACAGACCGCTGAGCGCAGCAACATGGAAACCTAAAGCAGAAGGACTGAAGGCACTGTGCAATACGCACGGGCTTTTCGCAGACCCCGCAGTAACAGCAGATACGGCACGTATCCTGCGAATCCCAGAAACACTTAACTTTAAAAACCCAAGTAGCCCACAAGCCGTGACTGTGCTGATGTGGGGTAAACGTATTAACTTTGAAGACTTTGAAGATCAACTAGCTACGGTCGAGTCAATCCTTGACATCCCTGGAGAAAAGCCTTTCGTGCGTCAAATGGACGCAACGACGATGGCACTCATGGGGAACTATCAGTCAACCTTTAAAACAATCTTATTGAAATCTCTCAATGGTGAAGGATGCGCTCAGATCGCATACGCCTACGAGAATCAAGAAACCCTAGCAGAACCTTTGTGGCGTGGTGCACTGTCCGTAGCGTTCCGGTGCGTTGATGGTGAGAAGGCTATTCAGCTACTGTCCAAAAAACACCCAGAGTACAACCCACAACGCACTAAGGATAAAGCTGCTAAAACTAAAGGACCGTACACCTGTGATTGGTATCGTAAAGAAAACCCAACGCTATGCGCGGATTGTCCGCAGAAAGTTTCATCGCCTATTCTTCTTGATCGGGAAGTTGTAGCAGCATCTGAAGAAGAGCGTGTTGTCGTATCTGTAGAACCTATAACAAAAGAAGAAAAGACTTATCAGATCCCACAGTATCCGTTCCCATTTTTTAGAGGGCGTGTCGGTGGCATCTATCGCAAGGCATCCAGTGCCGATGAAGAAGACGAACTTATATACCCATATGATTTCTATGTGGTGAAGCGTATCCACGATCCCGAAGAAGGTGAAACATTGTGGCTTCGCCTCCATCTACCGAAGGATGGCACCAGAGAGTTCATGATTCCTTTAAGCGCCGCGCTTTCCAAAGAGCGGTTTATCAATACGATTGCCTCCCAAGGCATGGCAGTGCTAGGTAAAAAACAGGATGCGCTTATGTTGTACGTCACACGGTGGGTTGAAGAACTGCAAGCGATTGGTAAATCAGAGATCGCACGAAAACAATTTGGTTGGCTCGACGATAACAGCAGCTTTGTAATTGGCGAACGCGAGATCCTCGCAACAGGTGAAGAGGTTTACAGCCCACCTACAAGTGCCACACTGCCTATCGTGCCGATGATGCAGTCGAAGGGCGACTTCCACGTATGGAAAGATATTATCAACGCATGGGGTAGGCCCAACATGGAGCAGCGAGCGTTCGCTTTCTTTATGGGGTTTGGCGGTCCATTGATGAAGTTTGTAGGTGGTGGGATGCTTGATGGCTTTGTGCTAAATCTTATCAGTCAGAAGGGTGGCTCGGGTAAAACGACGCTGCTTCATGGCATCAACTCCATATACGGCAGACCTAAAGAACTTCTCCTGTCTTACAAAGATACGCACAATCACAGGCTACAACGCTTGGGTGTGATGCAGAGTCTGACTCCGACGATTGACGAGTTGACGAACATGGAACCCAAGATCATGTCGAATCTGGTCTATGACATCACGTCAGGCAAGGGCAAGAACCGCATGTCCTCCAAGGCGAACGTCGAACGTGTAAACAATGTATCGTGGTCTATCCCCGTCGTAACAACATCCAACCGGCGTATCAAGGACGCGCTGTTAACCATTAAGTCGTTTCCTGAAGCGGAGCTGTTACGCATACTGGAGGATTACATCCTGCCTGATCCGCACGATGACCCGACGTGGTCTAAGGCTCACTTTGGTAGACTGACAAACAACTACGGGCATGCGATAGACCCTTACATCCGGTATATCGCTATGAACTTGCCCACTGTTATTGAACTGCTAAACCGGATCAACGAGAAGCTAGATAAAGCAGCCAACATCGTTAACACAGAACGCTTCTGGTCTGCCGGTATAGCGATTGCAATTACGGGCGGCATCATTTCCAAGAACTTAGGGCTGCACGATATCGAGATCGAACCTGTCTTTAAACACGCAGTAGATCTTGTGAAGCGCACTCGCGAGCAGAACCGTGAAGAGTTCTCACACGTCAATGACTATCTGGGTGGGTTCTTGCAGCAGCATTACCACGACATACTTGTTATCAACAACGAGGCAGACAAGCGCACAGGGATTGCAGTTGCTCCTTTGCGGGAACCCAAGGGTAAGGTCGTGGTGCGATACGAGCCAGATACCAAGCGTATATACATCGATGTGCGAGACTGGCGTGCAGCGGTATCCAAAGACTATATTGACTTCGACGGATCGTTGCAGCCCTACAAAAAGAACGGCTCACTCTTAGGCATCAAGCGTAAACGTATGCTGAAGGGCACGATTGCTAGTGATGCTAGCGCAGTCAACGCATTAGAGTTTGATAGCTCAAAACTCAACGTGTTCTCAGAGGAGGTGATCCTTGATAAAAGTCTTAGACGTGACGATGACAGTCCCCTGGTCAACGTTTGAGATTGGGATGTCGTTCTTTATCCCTTGTCTAAACACCGAAGAAATAGAAGAAAAAGTGCGATGGGATGCAGCTCGTTTTAGATATCAGCTTGTCTGTAAACAAGTTATCGAGCGTGGTATGTATGGATTGCGCTGTTGGCGGATAAAGTGATATAGTCCGCTCGGAATTCTTCACTCTCCTGGCGCTCCTCCCAATTAGTGCTAGGTTATCCCCGGCCCTCTGCCGGGGTTTTTTTAAAGACCTGCGACTTCTTTGCGTAACGCTGGAATGTTGTAGGCACGGAGTAACTCATTCTCCGTCCGCTCAATCTCATCCAACTGATCTTTCTTCTGGGCACCCGTCATGGTTGGGTCGTTAGAGATTAGCTTGCGGAAAGCCCGCATCTTCTCCAACTGTTGATCGATCTGATTCATGGACCGCCGCAAGGCAAGCAGATTGATACGGTCATCGTTCAGGTATTCCTGCAATTCTTCTGCACGTCCTTGAGCCTTTAACCCGTTCATGGTGTAGACCACCTGCTCAACTTTCTCCCGCAGATCGTAGTACTGCTCTTTGTATCCGCCTGGGATCTTGTCATACATAAACGTCTTAAAGGCAGGCATCTCATACAGCCGCTTGTCGGGCCTATCAGTGAACAACATGTTTGACAGATCCAGCACCGTGCCACCTGCAATACCCGTGGTGCCTCGCACAAAATACTCAAGCTTCATTGGGGAGATGCCAGCCAGACCGCCAATCATCTTTGCAATCTCAGAGGTCGAGTCTGTGAACTGCTGTGCAGGTTCTAACTTCTCCAGCCCCCGTCCAACTATCGGTGTGCCTGTGAAGAACGAGTAGTTCACCAGCAACTCAAGTGCAGGCTTGACAGCTTGGGGTGTCAAGTTAGGTCCACTAAACGCATCAAATGCAGCGGTGCCAATAGCCTTGCGGAGTGCCGCCGCATCCTGCGGACGTTCGGTGCCTTGGCTAGCGATGTAGTTGTACATGCGCTCAGGGATAACTTTGAAGAAGAACCCAACTTCAGGAGCAACTGGTATCTTTACTCCTGTCCCCGGCACGATAAAGTTTTTGTCCTTCTCGTAATCACGCAGCCCTTCGTACTCATCATCACCACCTATCAACATCGTGTAGATCGTGGC